CAGTAGTCGAGTTAGAATCAAAGAAAGTTCGAAAAGGGAAACCCCTTATACGAAAACTTTCAGTGAAAGACGACCGAGAGACTAAGAGCCGAGTGTTCGCGCTGCTTGACTATTGGTCGCAACTAGGTCTTAAAGAATTCCATCACCACTTATTTAAAGTGTTGAAAGGCTTTTCTCAAGATTGTAGCTTTGATCAATTATCAGGTACGCGACTTCGTGCTTCACCAGGTCCGTTCATATCTGCCGATCTTTCGGCAGCTACGGATCGATTCCCGATGGAGATGCAAGTTGGAATAACAGAAATGTTGACCAACTCCTCCTTCGCCTCAGCTTGAAGAGATATCCTAGTTGGATACCCTTATCATTATAAAGGTAGTGAATACCGATATAACGCAGGGCAGCCAATGGGAGCTCACTCTTCCTGGTCTATGTTCACGTTGTGTCATCACATCGTCGCTCATTACTGTTTTTACACAGTAAGGAATGAGTTACCTTCGCAAATGGATTATTCCATTTTAGGAGATGATATCGTGCTAGTTGGGAAAGATTTCTCAGCTAAGTACATCGAAGTGATGAACCAGCTTGGAGTATCAATTTCAGAGCAAAAGTCACATGTGTCAGACGACACATTTGAGTTTGCGAAGAGATGGATTAGACGAGGTGTCGAAGTATCACCATATCCTGTAGAAGGTCTTATAGAATCAGCTAAGAGAGTAACTCTATTAGCTGGATTTCTTGTCGACACTGCAGGACGTGGCTACTGTTCACCGCCCCTGAGGGGCCCCTGTTCATTAGAATCCTTACTAGGTTTAATAGTTGGGAAGTGAAAATCCCGACTAGTTAAATCCTTAGTCAATCCTCTTAGCGCACTAATCGCGATCTCTTTCATATTTACGAAAGGGGTCAAAGATTATGTGAGCACGTATCAATATCTGATAAAGATAGCTGATTCGGATAGGAAGATGACTATTCCATGTAGACCGTTAACTCTTTCTGGAGTTACCGGGGTCGTTAAGGCCGCTCTTCTGAAATTCAGACAAGCTCACATGGACTTGGTAAGTAAAGATTCTATGACGTTAAATGAACATTACGCAAAATGGCGTGGTGCCACTATGTTAATGTCCATGAAAGCGTCGGAGTTAGGTTTGAACAAAAACCTAGCAACGGGACCTGAATCTCTCTCGTCCGGTACGGGTAGTTTCTCATTATTA